GATGGTTTGATCATTGATTGAATCCATTTGACTAATTTGTTTACGAGCTGCATTTATATTCTCCTTTTGTATTGCTATTTTTTCATCAAGTATTGCGACTTCAGAAGCCACATTACCTGTCGGTACTGCTTGATCTAAGTGTGCCTTAGACAAGTATCCAAAGATGCCCATTGAGGTGAGCATCATTAGAATTACTAAAGCTGTCAAAAAGTATGCCTTAAACAGCTTTGGAATTTCTTTCCAATTACGATATAACCAAGAAGCTACTACAAGTTTAGATGCTTCAAGCAATCCACCCATGATAGCAATAGGAATTGCAGCTGCAGCAAAGATAGCTATCAAACCAAAGATAGCATAGTATGCAGCAACAGCAGAAAGAGATAATGCAACAGCAAATAGTAAATATGTCATAATTTATTTTTAATATGAGAACCATGGACTCGAACAGATATCTGTCCATTATAGTAGTCGTCTGATTCCAATACTTTCCTCCCAAATTGTTCTCGTGCTTCTATGTATGAGCACTCAGCTTTTGATTTACAGAAGTACAAAATCTCTCGTGTGAAGTTTTCCTTCCCGAGAGACTCTACATCTTTATTTAGGTCTACACTTGAACCATAATAATCTAGCCAGTCAGAGTCTATCTTGCTTCTGACTTTCTTTTTCTTTTTAGTTCCATTCTTTAACTTAACAACTTTGTATGTAGTCTTTGAAAACTTTGCTAGCTTTTTACCGATGTACATACGACTGTTGGCTTTGTTCGTAATTAAATAAACAAAGCCAACACAATCTTCAGGTAATTCTTCTATAATTTTATCTTGATAGTACCAAGTCATTCTTCATCTTTGAAGTCTTCCTCTTCTTCATAGATGTCCGCTGAACATACTGGACAGTATACAATATCCGTAGTTGAGTGGTCATCTCCTTTGAGGACGATCTTTCCTCTTGCCTCGCATGATTCACACTCAAAATATTTAGTCGTCATTTACCAGTCCTTTAAATTTGCCTTAACATGTTCAATTGCTTTTAGATTAGCAGGTATGTTAGGTGAGAAGTTGATTCCTGTATATGTCTCGATATCAGAAATTGCAACTATATATTGTTCAATTGTTTTTGGATCCAATTTAACATTCGGGAACATAAAGGCAATTGCCTGCCCACGTTTTGGATCAATAATAATTTTATACACATGACTTGGAACTTGAACATTGTTGCCCATCACAGATGAACCTTGTCCAAAATATGTTCCAGTAATCACATAGACTTCGCCATGGGTTTGCGCCCAATAGCGAGTCATTTCTTCTAAGTACTTCCAAATACCACGATTATTTCCAGGTGCTTGTGGCATCATATTGGTTAGGAAGAAAGATTCAGACATTGCATCTGCAGAGAAAGTTAAATCTGCTGCAGGTGCCATATGTCCACGATCTAATCCAGAACCAACATAATCTTTTAATGTGGCACGAACTTCAGCAGGAACAGATGGATCTTCTCTGAAGTCATCTTTACGAGAAACATTTTTAACCAACATCTCAGCCTTAATATGCTCAACTGCATAGTAAGAAACTTTAGTCTTGTAGTTGTAGTTCACAGCATAACCAATACGACATAGGTACTGATTGTTACCCTCAACAGCAATCTGAGGAGCACCCCAAATGACATGCTGTGGACAAGAATCATCAATTGGATTCGCTACTGCTACTAGAGACCATGCGAATATGCTAAGTGCGATTAAAAACTTTTTCATTACGTTCCTTTTGTTGTTATTTTTGTTCTGCCCCAAACATCATCCCATGATCCAGACAATGCCCCTTTGGCATAATCGGTCACACGATTCTCGAAAAAATTACCATGCACAGGTGCATTGATCATTTCCTCAACCCATGGAAGAGGATTCTTTTTAACTTTAAAGATCCCCTTCATTCCCAAAGAGATAAGACGACGATCAGCAATATAGCGGATGTACTTCTTAACGCCTTCAGATGTTAGTTCACGCATATCTGCGCCAGCAAAAGATAGATCGATAAACTTATCTTCAAGTTCAACCATCTTCTCCGCAATAGTATATATTCTTCCTTTTAGATCATCATTCCAGATCTCTGGATTTTCTTTGATGAACTCTTTGAATAACTTAATCATATTCTCAGCATGCATCGTTTCATCAACGATAGACCAAGTAACGATCTGTCCCATACCTTTCATCAATCCATGTCGTGGGAAATTCAACAACATGATGAATGAAGAGAACAACTGCATCCCTTCAGTGAAAGCACTGAACACGGCAATATGGGTTGCAGTTGATTGTAGGTCACCATTCTTAGAACTTAGTTCTGTTACATAGTCATGCTTGTCTCTCATCTCTTGGTATTCCAAGAACTCGTTGTATGTTGATTCAGGCATACCAAGAGTCTCAATCAAGTGAGAATATGCAGCAATGTGTAATGCTTCACGTGCAGCAAAACCCATCAACATCATTCGAATTTCTGGTTGTGGGAAATATGGAAGATAATTCTTTACATATCCACCAGCTACGTCAATATCACCCTGTGTGAAGAAACGAAAGATGTTTGTCAGAAACTGTTTCTCTTCTTTACTTAGTTTCTTTTTCCAGTCCTTCATATCCTCTGCCATTGGCACTTCAGTATGTAACCAATGTGCTTGCTCATGCTTCAACCATGCGTCATATGCCCATGGATAATTGAACGGCTTAAAGTATGTTCTGTCATCCGTAAGTCTACTTACCTTCTTAATCATTTATCTTCCTTTTTCTCTATTGCTGGTGGAAAGTAAGGTTCAATCACATAGTGATTTGCACCCCACCATCCAAATGCGGATATAAATCCATATAAAAGAATTTCTAGTACCATTTATTTCTCCATCATCTCATCGATAATTTCAAGCAAAAGTATTTGGTTATTATGCCACTTACCTTTCATGTAACTGTAACTATTGTACCACCACTCTTCTGCTTCTGGATGACAACCAATCAATCCAATATTACCTTGGAGCGCTGCCATTATATCATCATTGGCATACTTGGATATGATTTCCATTTTACTGTAATCACCAACTATCGCACATCCATCATAAAAGAACATAGTAGTTGGAACACCTTTCCAATACACTTTTATATTCTTAGCATGAGGTCTACGAGTATCAGTGTGTGGTCTTTTGATATACTGAACAGTATCGATACCATCTAGTATTTTTAGATAGTGACTACCTGCCCAGTATGCACCCATACAAATACCAAGATACTTACCACCATTAGTGACAAACTTTCTAACTCTGGCAGCATTATTCTTAAACAGAGAATGAAATGTTTCCGAGTCGCCAATACCGCCAGGAACTATAACCATATCGACATCATCAAAGAAATTCTCTTCCAATTTATTCTTGGAGAATAACTTTATGTTATATCGATGGCTGATGGAATTCATCACGGCATTACAACATTGTACCGAGCACTTTGGATCGTATACAAACAAGGCAATGGTTTTCATTTCTTTTGGTATTTCATCCCAAAGTATGTTCCAGAAAATGCTCCAAGTAACGATGCGATTAACATCCAATTATTTTCAATGAAGTTAATTGCTGCGATTGCGCCACAGAATGTAACTACTGTTGCCCAAAAACTAGCCATTATAGGTTTATTATTTGCAACAGATTTTAAATAATAGGTGTATAAGACATCTGTCAAAAATACCAATATGAAAGTTTCAATAAATTTTAAAACATCAATATTCATATATTATCCTTCACAGGCTAGGCAATCGTTTCCTTCTGCAAGTGCATGAAGATCAATCTCTTTAATCACTTCACGTTCAATACGCTTTGATACTTTATCTGCTTTAGCAATCTTATCACTACGGCAGTAGTACATAGTCTTCAATCCTTGTTTCCATGCTTGGAAGTGCACCGCATGGATATACTTGATATGACTATCTGGTCTAAAGAATACATTCAATGATTGCGCTTGGTCTATAAATACTTGCCTGTCTGCGGCATGCTGAACGACCCAACGCTGGTCAATTTCCATAGATGTTTTGAAAACATCTTTTGTCCATTCGTCCATCCAATCCAAGTGCTGAACTGAACCATCGTTCGCAATAATTGAACTCCATATTTCTTGAGCATCTGCTTTCGGATTTGTTGCAACATAATCACTAACC